CTCTTATACAATAAATTTAAATTACTATTGTTTTGCTTCTTCTTTTGCTTCTTCTTTGGCTTCTGCCTTATTCAATGCAATTATGTCATTGAATACAGCTTTCATTTCAGCTGCTCTTTCTTTCGGAGTAATGCCTTTGAAAACGTGCGTGTTTTCAAATTGCTCTCTGAATTGATCAAAGGTTCCATTCCATCCTTCAGCGAAGGTTATCCCTTTATATTCGTGTCTGGCCATAACTAAAAAAATTAAGATATACCAGTTACAGAAAGAGATCCTATTGACTCATAAGAGTCTTCGGTTTTAGCAACAACACCATTAAGGTCAACAACCAATGTATTCACAAAACCAGTTCCGGTTAGCTCATAAATTCCATTAGCATCTGCAGCTACAAATGAGTGGGTTACAGCTACTCCTAAAGCAGTTTTTAAAGTGATGTTTGCAGTTACTAATGAAGTAACAACGTCGCCAGCACAACCAGCATCAACAGTGAATTTGATTGATGTTGCAGAAGCGGAAACAAGTTTCAATTCTACATCCATAATACCATTCAAGTCAATATGAGACCAATCTGGTTTCAATACAACAGGATGATTTTCAAATTCATTGTAATCCTCATAAGTAAGAGTTACTGGAGAATATTGGTAGTTGTCTTTTACAGCATCAACCAATTTACCAATCTCAATAGTTACAAGTTGTCCACGAACTTTAGTTCCATCAACAGTAGTTGCTTTGATTTCTTGTGCTTCTGTGAATTCATAAACACGCATTTTTTTACCATGAAATGATTTCAAGGCTCTATGCGAACATGGTCCAAGAACACAATTAAAGGTTCTTATTTTTTTACCTACAGAAGTACGATACTTCTTGTTTCCTTCTTTGAAAGTATCGGCAGTATCAGCAATAGCCAATTCTTCAATTTCAAATAATGGAAAGATTTTCTTTAAATCCCTGTCTGTTTTCCAATCAGCCAATGTTTTGGCAGAAGTAGCAGTTGCAAATTCTTGTTCAGAAGTCGCTAACGCATGTCGGATTACAGGAGATTGTGTACATTGCTCTTTAGCTCCAGTGTTTAAAAGGGAGTTGTCTTCTTGAGCGCATTCTACAATATGATTAGACATAATATATAGTTTTTAATGATTACAATTAAATGTGTATTTTAGAATTCCGTTTATTGAGAAAATATGATATGGCTGCATTCCGTTTAATTTGATATTTGAAATATCAAAACCCTTCAATACATCTTCAATGCCTTTCTCAATTCCGGTAATTTCTATTGTTCCTAATTTTTTTAATAGCTTGTAACAAGTATCCTGAATTTCTGTATCCGGCCAATATGTTTTACCTTCAAATAAGCTTACTCCATTAACGAAAAGCTTTTCAAGGTTTAACATAAAAACAACTTTTATATTTGCTTCAAACTTTTCTTTTTTGATTTGATGGTTATCGCTATCAATGAAGAAAACATTTCCCCCTGGTGCTTTTGCCGAATCATAATAAACCTCTTTTCGTTTTGGCCATACAGCGTAAAACTCCGGAGTAAATGATTTTCCATCTTTTGAAAGAACTTTTTGAGCCCTGCCATAAAAATCGACATTTGTGAATCCTAATTTCGAACTCAAAACATTTTGAGTAATCTGTATTTTATTGTCGATTCCTTTTGCAGGATATGCGTTATAGTTACTCATGGCCTACCAGATTGAACCGCTATTTACAGTTGCTTTGATTGGAAATATTTTGTTGGTTGCTTTTCTAATGGCTTTGTCCAATTTCTGAACTAAACCGCTTGCTACCAATATCCCGGTATCATTTCTGAAACCTTCTAATTCCAGCTTCAAATTTGAAACTGCTAGTTTGGCGTTTCTTTCTACAATGTTGCTTTCTTTGGTGGTCATTAATAGTTCAAGGACCATCATTGCAACTTTGTAACCAATAGCATCATCAAAAAGAATCGCATTATCAATGATTATATCATCATAAGCTGCTGTATTATCATACTGTAGGTTCTTATCCATTATCAATGGAATAATTTCCCTGGTTGCCTGATATTTAAGAGCAGTTAAAATATTGTTGAATTTTTCTTCTGCATCATCCCCTGAAACAGGACAAGCTGCAAATATATTTTCAACAGTAACCAATGAATGAAACGATTTGAAAAAACGTCCGGTTGAACCAACAGAGTTGGCTTCATCCACCTCAATGGAGAAGCCTTCCTCTAATGGTATTCCGAATCCTATTCTTTCGGATAATTCTACTATGGTATCTTCAGAATACATACTTTGCTATTAAGCTACAGTTGCTGTGATTGTAACAGTGTCAGAAGCTACAATTCCTTCGCTATCCGTAACAGTTAACTTGAATACATAAGTACCAGTTACCAATCCGTTTGCTGTCGCGTCAACCACAGTTGCATCAACAAATCCCGGAGTACCTGGTCCAGAAACAACCGTCCATAGATATGATGCAATTGTTTTATCTCCTGCTGCAGTTACCGTTGCGTTCAATGCTTTATTAGCAGCGTTGGCAGTAGTATTGGTTCCGGCATCAACTACAGGAATTTCAAGAACAGCTTTCAACGTAGTTTCTTTAGCTTTAGATAGTTTGTTAACCAATTTGATTAACTCAACATCAGTATTGCCAGTTGTAGCAGTTACGCCAACAGCAGCCAATGCAACGATCAAGTTAGCAACAGTTACAGTGCTATCTTCGTAGATAGTGATAGTTGCGTTACTTTCTGTTTGTCCTAAAGTAGTTTGCGCTTCTGCAGCATCTAATTGATAGATACTTGAAACATTGCTTACTACAGGAACTGCTAAAGCCTGAGAAGATGTAAACTCAGCAAAAGGCTCATTTTCATGCCATTTTTTAAGCAAGATAAACGTGTCTGATTTCGCATAAGTAACGGCTTTGTTCTGACGAGTTTCTTCTGCAAGCATACCGTAGAATAATTTACCAACATTCACTGCCGGAGTAAATATTACTTTGTTTGCTGCCCAAGGAGTCAATACAGTTCTTAAACCGTTTTTCTCGTTGATGATAACTCTATCCACAATAATAATGGTAGGTAGCTTATTTTTCTTAAGCATTCCATTTACTGCTTCTAAATCCGGAATAGGAATATTAGTGTTTTCACCAGAGAAGTTTTGACTGAAACCATAGAACTGTCTTACTTGCTCGTTAGCTGCGAAGTTGTCAAACGTAGTATCATCCATTCTCATAATGGTTGGAATATCTCCGTTAGCTTTAGCAGCTTTCATAACACGCTTGATGTCATCAATTGGTTTTGCATTAGCATCTGTCCAAATAACTTCGGCACCGAACTTGTTTTCATCTTTATAGTTCAAGTCAATTCTGATACCTAAACCAGTATTGTTTTCTTGCTCTAAAACGGAAACGCCTTCAGATAGTAACTGCAATCCGATGTATTCCAATTTCTCGTGAACTCCCATGATACACTTTGGAGTGTCTTCAAAGATTTTAGCAACCAAAACAGATGTTTCAACATTTCGGCTTTTAAGAATGTCAATATCTGACATCAATTTCTCTGACATTTTCATTTTCATACCGATTTTAGGAATATCTCCTGTAGCGGAACCAAATGAACCTCTTCTTTTTAACGGTAAAGCAGAGTCTAACGACACAACGTCAGCAGATACTTGACCACCGTCAACATTAAGAGATTGCCATTTAAGATCAGTGGAAAGCTCTGGCGAGTACATTTCCTTGTAAGAGTAAGTAGCAACGGTTTTCTTACCGTTAACTCTTTCCTCAATTGCTTTAGCTAACTTCTTGAAATCAGCAGCCCATTGGATAAATAATGATTCTAACATGGCTTAGTCTTGTGTAAATCTGATTAATACTAAATCTGTTTTTGCTCCGGCTGGTGTGGTAAATCCTCCACCATTTACAAATGCTACTTCATTTACAGTTCCACGAACCATAATAGATGCAAAAGGTTTAGCTTTCAAGATGCTTGAAACTAAAATACCTTTGTAGGTGTGACCACCTGGCAAAGCAACATAAGCTCCTGAAGTTACATTCAAAGGCTTTAATACCTTTGTTGCAGTTTCTTCAATGATAATGTGCCCTGCATTGATTTGACCTGTTGGAGTGTATCCTGATACATCCAAGGTCTTTCCTCCTGGAATAGTTTCTAGGTTCTGAACGATAACAATGCTATCGAATTCAGTAGAAACATTTTCCGGAGTACCGTTTAAATTTGCAGTCGTTCCTGACATGATTTTTACTTTTTTAAAGATTAAAGTTTAGATATTGAACTGATCAACAACATTATCTATCACTTTTTGCTCAGAACCTTTTACAGTATCACCTGCTGGAGGTGGTCCTGAATAGCCTAAATTATTAGCGATGTTTTGGGTAAGTCCGCTATACTCCGTTTCCAAATTCGTAACCTGCGCTGCGATTTCATCTTCCGTCGTTTCGGGTGTAACAACCAATCTTTTCAACCAGTTTTCTTTTACTTCAGGAGTTAAGCCTTTAAGAACTTCAGAATTTTCAAAGGCTGCTTTTGCCGATATACTCTTTGTTTCTACAACTTTACCTGATTTAAGTGCTTCAACTTCTCCTGTCAATTTTCCAATTGCATCAAGCAATTTTTGATTAGGATCGTCTGCTGGTTTAGGTGGTGCTGGTGGATCAGCTGGCGGATTCGGTGGTGTAGGTGGATCAGTTGGTTTTTTCTGGTTTGCTTCCAAAGTCCGAACTCTGTCGTCCTCTTTCGCAATGTCTTCAAATGACATAATGCCGTTGAAGTCTTCCAATACCAAATCGATTGCTGCATCATCTGCATCATCTGCCGGTTTTGTTGCAAGTTTATCCGCAATCGCGTCTAACCTCTTAGTCGATAAGTTAGCCTTAGGATATTTAATCTTAAGTCTCTCCTTAATCTTTACTGCTGTTACTGCCATGATA